CTTTTGATAAGGTAGCAATTGGTGTAGGAAATGTAGGAGTAATGGCATGTACCGGTACAAATGTGGAGCGTATTGATGAAAAGATTCCTGATGAAGTATTTAAGATTCATAATTCCGATTCTGGTATCGAACGTGTCTACGGCATTCGAGATTATTTTGTAGAAATGGTCTATTGGACGTTTCCTGATGAGACAGCGAGTAGCGCGTTTCCATTTCCTAATAGAGTTCTTGTTTATAATTATAAAAATGGAACGTGGTCATTTAATGACGATAGTTTCACCGCATTTGGTTATTTTCAACCAACTCCTAATGGAATTCGATGGAATTCTACCACTATTACCTGGGATGATGATGAGACGTGGGATTCTGCATATTTACAGGCGCTTTTTAGACAAGTTGCTGCTGGTAATCAACAGGGATGGACCTTCATTATTGATGCAGATCTTCCCATTAATGCCGCTTCCTTACAAATTACTAATATTACTATTACGTCTCCGGGTAGTAATATAATTACCATCACTTCTATTAATCATAATTTAAGACAAGGCGATTATGTTTATTTTGATGGAATTACGGGCAGCGGAAACTTATCCCTTTTGAATGGTAAGATATTTCCGGTACTTGGCGATACCTCCTCAACACCAAATTCATTTACTATCCTGTATCAAGATCTCAGTGGAACAATAATAGCTGGTACTTATAGAGGCGGCGGCACGCTAGCGCGGGTAAGTAATCCACAATTATTAAGTAAACAGTATAATTTCTATATGCAGCAGGGACGCAATTCGTATGTATCGAAAGTAGATTTTCTTGTAGATAGGACGCAATTTGGACAGATACAAATTGATTTCTTTGTTTCTACAGCAGACAATTCTATGCTCGCTGATAGTAACGATATATCAGGTACTGGATCGCTCCTTGGGACGGGGACGCTAGAGACGTTTCCTTATGCAACGATACCATTTGAGCAAAATGCCTCTCAACTATGGCATCCCTATTATTTACAAGCGGATGGGGAATTTATTCAATTAAATATGCAGTTAAATGATACTCAGATGAGAAACGTCCAGGTGAGAGAATCACAATTTCAATTACATAGCATGATTTTTCACACCACCCCTACGAGTGCTCGTCTTCAATAGAAAGGTATCGTTATGGCTGGATTTTTACCGAATGTGCAAAATGATACGGGGTTATTTGTAAGCACTACCGACGTCTATGAAGCAAATCGAATCCGTGAGGTAGATGTTAATAGTGAGGAATTTAAATTACTTCTGGTCCGCTTGTATCAAAATCTTAACAATATTGTATTAGCGCTCAATATAAAAGATTCTGGTTATTATGTAACAACGCAGTTTTTAAATGGACAATTATTCTTTCCAATACTTGGTAACGTAAATAATGATTATAGGCAGGCGTATAGGATTGTAATAAATGTCGGTGCATTAGGTGCCGGAGTAACAAGCGTTAATCATAATCTCGGAATACCTAATCCAAACACCTGGACATTTACCCGTATATACGGGACGGCGACCGATAGTACCGGTAATAATTTTTATCCTATACCATTTGCGGGGGGAGCTGGTGCATATATTTCACTACGAGCAAATCTTACACAAGTTGTTATCGACAATAATAGTGGTGTAACTTTTAATAAGTGCTTAGTAATTTTAGAGTTTTTAAAAAGTTAGGGACGGTATGGCGTTCGAGCAAAATCCACAAATCAATCGATTATTAGGAACTAATGGGATGGGTTCCCAACAAGGATCCCTTGCGTCATTACAAGGTGCCCCGCAATTATCATTCTCTCCCATAAATCAAAATCAAGGCAGCTGGTGGGATAGTGTTAAGCAATATTTATTTGGATCTAATCCTCAACAATATTCCTATAGTCCTTACAATCAATATCAACAACAAGCCCTTCATTCATTATTGAATGCGGGACAGTATGATCTTGCCAATCCGTATGAAGGATTTGATATGTTGCGTGATCAGATATTGCGTGATTATCAGGAAAATATTATTCCGCAGATTTCAGAACAATTTACGGCTGGTACGGGAGCAGCGGCTAGCTCTCCACAGTTTGTAAAACGATTACAGGCAGGTGGTCAGGGATTAGCGCAAAAACTTATGGCTCATAAATTAGGATACGGGCAACAGAATAGGCAGTTCGGATTACAGCAATTACAACAGGGGCTAACTCCGCAGTATCAAACTGGATTTGTTCCTGGACAACAAGGATTAATTGGTGGCGCTTTAAATAGAGCAATTCCAGCGGCAGCATCAGTATATGGCGCACAACAATTTGGAGGCATCTAATGGCATTACCCCGATTGGATTTAACTCCTACTCCTCATCCCCTAGGTGAAGCAATTGGTTCTGGATTGGAACAATTGGCATCGCATAAATTACAGCAAATACAGAGACAGAATCTTGGCAGAGGTCTCCAAGCGCTTGGATATCCGCAAGAATTTGCTAATTTACCCCCTCAACTTATTCAGGCAGAGATTGCTAATAGAGGACGTCAACAGGCCGCATTGATGAAGCAACAGATGCAGCAACAGCAAGTTGACCAGATAGCCAAATTGTATCAATTGATAAACGGCGATCAAAAAGCTTCCGCTAATGCTCCTATCTATAATCAAGAATTTCAACCCGAACTTACCGCTGGTGAAGCATTGGGTCGTGACATATTCGGTACTACTAAAAGAATGTCTGAAGTCCCAAGCGCTGAGATGAATCAAACTCCTATTGCAAAACCTCAACAGGGAGTTGGCGGCACTAATCTTCCTAATCAAAAACAAGCTCCTATAGATTTTAGTGTTCTTAAGTACGCTCCCAACGCTCATGAAGCTGCTCGACTTGGTGAGGCATTATTAAAGAAACAATCATCTGCTAAAAAAGAAGCTTTAGTAGAAAAGGATCTTGAAAGGAAGCAATCGAAAGACGTTCGTAAATACTTAGAGCCATATCAAGAAATAAGATCTGCTGCTAAAAAAGATTTGAAAGATACTGATTTGCTCATAAAACTCGCTGGAAAAGGTGATTTAAGAGCTGGAAACGCTCATGGAATTATGGAGAAATTGGGCATAGAAGGGTTTAATAGAAATCTAGATACTGAGTTAGCAGGCAAAGCGATCTCTCGTCTTTCTCAGAATATAGCTACCGCTTATGGTAAAAAAGGCGTCCGTCTCACTAATTTTTTAGAACAGAACTTCCAGAAATCATTACCAAGTCTATGGAATACTCCATCCGGCATCATTGCTATTGCGGGCACTATAGAGTCGAATGCGAATGCCATTTTAGCTAAAGATAAAATTAGAGCTAATATAATCAAAGAAAATGGTGGTGATATACCATGGAATATAGAAGAATTAGTAGATGAAAAAGCTGCTCCTATAGAAGATTATTATGAAAACCAAGCGCTTACATATATGAAAACCGCACAATTACCACTCGCTGGAACCGTTCCGCCCAATACAACGTATAAAGATAATGAAACGGGTGAGATATTTGGTGTAAAAAATGGCAAATGGGTTGTTGTAGCATAGGAATAATCTATGGAAATTCCAGGATTTAAATTATTATCCGGTGGCGTTCCGCAAGAACAAATGAAGCCGCCATCACCTTCTAAATCACTTTTGAGCAATAAAGGAAAAGAAGGTTTACGTGATCTAGGAAGGACGGGAGCGCGTGCCCTTGAAAACTTGGCGGGAATACCTGGCGATTTGGCCAGTCTGGTATTAGGAGCAGGAAATTATGCTACTCGTGGCTCAATACCTACCTATGCACAAGTACAAGAGAAACTGCCCGTTTCATTGCCGACCACATCTCAAGTAAGAGAGTTCGGTAAAAACTTAACTGGCGGAATCCTGGAGCCCCAGAGTTCGGGAGAACAACTTTGGGATGATGTAGTCTCTGGTTTCACTAATCTAATAGCCCCAATTCCTGGTACTGGAAAACTTACGGCTGCAAAAACAGCTTTAAAAGGCGTCCAGGCGGTTGCTGGCTCATTAGCTGGAAAAGCCGCTGAAAATATGGGATTTGGACAACTAGGACAAGGAGTTGCCAATACTATCACTACATTGCTTACCGGCATAGCTGGCACTAAATTTGGATTAAAAAATCAGATGCAGAACGCATTTGATAATGCCGAGAAACTTAGTGAGGGAAAGTCTATAGGCAGCAATATAACCGAAAAACTTAATCACAATATTGGTAAAATTAAACAAGATGCTAATGCTTACAAGGGCGTGGCAAAAGATTTTGCAGAGAGTAGGATAAAAGATATACAAGGATGGCTGCCTGTTAAGGGAAGCTCTTTATCATTACCACGCGCTATGCAAGGAATAAAAGACTTAAATTCATTCTATGATACTGCATCGAAGGCGGAGCGGTCATGGTTACACAAAATATCAAAACCATTAAGAGAAGCTTTAGAAGAATATGGTAAAGCGGGTGGCGCTCCTGAGTGGTATAAAGATTATTCACAAGCAAATGATCTTTATAAGGGATACAATACCGCAAGTAGCGTTGGAAAGTTTATGAACGACCATGTTAATTTAAACACGCTTAAAAACCCTATAGTTCACGGTGTTCTTTTGGCAAGTCACTCTTACCATCAATTGCCCAAAGCGCTTCTAGGTTTAGGGACGGCATTTAGCGCTAAAGAAGCAGTGAAAATAGTAGACTTCATGGCTCATAGTAAAGTTGGTGCTCAAGCATATAAAAACATGATAGTATCGGCCATGAATCATAATGTTCATGAATTCAATAAGAATGTTAGGAAGTTCGATAATGCATTAACTAAATATGGAGTAGCTCCGGAAGGATTTACAAAAGTTAGTTAGTGGTAACTCTTTTTATCCATTTCTCCCGCTAAAAAAATGGCGAAAATGGCTCCAAAGAAAAAAATTAATCCTAGCATGTTCTTATTCCTAAATTACGGATAATGTTCTTCATAACACTTCCCTAGCTGTTCCCACTGGTTTTAGCCTACCGGTGGGATTTTAATTTAATCTTCGCAATCTTCATCTTCATTTATTTCAATGGATGGAAGAGCTACCCATCTTACAATATTACTGATCCTCCACGTCAAATATTCACCTTCTGGTATGCCGAAAGAATCGTAACATTCTTCCGGGGTATAACCCACCTCATCTCGACAATTAATATGTGAAAAATTTATCATGGTTCCATGGTTTACCATGCCTCGTTCAATAATCGATCCATCATCGTCGTCATATAAATCATCGATGATAATTAGTAATTCCAATACGCCATACTCACATTCTTTATTGTCGGAACATCTTTCCTTAGGTTTTAATTCTGCGGTTACCTTTACCCATATAACGTATGTAATATAGGGTAACCCATGACAGGGAGGTAAGCACTCTTGAGCGTCTATCCATTTTATTTTCTCCATAAAATCCCCTTATTTTTCATTTAAAATTACCCTTTTTTCTATTACAAGTTTCCATACCGAAATAGGCGGCTTTCTATATAATTCTAAGTTTATAGATTTTAATTCTGGGATTGCACCATAATCGATATTTCCTAATCGCTTTTCTATATAATATTTAATACCAGCGTAGCTAAATGTCTGAAAGCTTTGTATGTTTTTTAAGGCGGTTGCCAAGGCTAATTCTTGTTTTTGTAGTTCCTTTATCTTCTTTTGTATTTCGTAAAGCTCGTCAGCCTTTGACGCCCATGCATTAAAGACTTTTGGTACAAAAGATTCATTGTCGTAGATTTGTACTGAATTCATGATGCTATTCCTTCTACGTT